ATTTCAACCCAGTCAACACTCAAAGCTGAGCAAGACTTAAAGCGTATCCAAGTAGAAGCTCAGCAAGCCATTGCTAAGGCCGAAGGTGAAGCTAAAGCAATTGCCATCCAGTCACAGGCTATTAACGCTAACGGCGGTAAAGACTATGTAAACCTCAAAGCTGTTGAAAAGTGGGATGGTAAGTTGCCTAACACAATGGCCGGCACGGTACCTTTTGTAAATGTCAACAAGTGATTTTGACCCTAACTTGATGAAAGTAGTCCCTCCGTCAGAAACGCAGGGCTACGATCTCTGGGCTAGAGATAACGCGCAAGCAATTGCACAACAACAAGCCAATATCTACCGGATGCAATTAACCGCACAACAGATGGCGGAGCGTCAAATAGAAATGGCAAGGCTGCAACAAGCAGCAGCGGAGCAGCAAGCGCGTTACGCTCATGGGTGGCATGATGCAAGAAGCATACACGCAACACCGATGATGGTTTCCAGTACAGATGCTGTATATAAAGTTAAAGCCAAACTACAGCGGCCTAAATTGAAACAGCATTATGTGCTATTTGGCTTAACGATTGCTTTGGTATCCTTGGCAATTATTTTAAAGGCAATGTTATGAAAAAGTATACGTACTGTGATTTAGAGCAAGCAATTTATCAAGCGTGGCAAACCATGGATGATTTAAAATTGTTTGCTGAAGAGTATTACGATGGACCCCAGGAAATGTCAGTTGATGAAGCGTTTAACTACATGGAAGGCATTAGGGTACTAGGAGATTTAAAGTTTCGTAAGTTAATGGATATGATGTGCCGCGTGTTTGAGCTCGATGAGTACTGCACGGATCCTGAAAAACTGGCACGACGAGATGAAGTATTTGCAGCAGTATTTAATCAACCCAAGAAGAAAGGAAGTAAAAAATGACTGATACAGTCGACGTAGCAGCACAAGAAGTAGATCCATTAGCGGATAAAATTGTTTCATTGAAGTATAGCGTTAAAGATGTTAATGGCATCATCAATATGATGAACACACCATTACAAACTCCGGTCATGGCCTGGGCAAACTTAATCGCTAACATTCAAGCTCAATGTGCACCACAAATTGAGGCCTTGAACGCAAACGCGGAGACACCAAGTGAACCTCAAACAGCTGCTTAAAAGCGCAGGCATTAGCAACAACATCATTAAAGAAGTTGAACGCAAATCCAAGATGACAACGGCGATGCAAGAAGTAGAGCACCAAGAAAAGGCTGCAGCAATGGCCAAGATGATGCTTAATGATGTAATGCCCCACCTGCATGGAGCGCTTAACAAAACGCCACCATCAAAACCTAAGAAGACAATCATTATTCCGGACTAGGGCGATTTTGTTAGTAAATGCGTATTAGTAGATATAAGGGCTTGTCGGGATGACACCCCTAGCTGTAAAGAAAGCTAATGGCCCCCTGGAGCCATCATAGAATCCAGGCTATTTAGCTGAAGTCGCATAGTGGCAATTGCAGCTGCTTTGTAAGCAGCCCCGAAAGGTACGTCAGTTCGAGTCTGACCTTCAGCACCAATAACAACAAGGAATTTTATGGCAGCTAAACCTGGCCTATATGCCAATATACACGCTAAAGAAGCTCGCATAAAAGCAGGTTCCGGCGAAAAGATGCGCAAACCTGGTACCAAAGGCGCGCCCACAGCTAAGGCATTTAAAGAGTCTGCTAAAACAGCAAAGACAAAATAATGGCAACCAAAAAACCATCACCAAACAAAAAACTATTTACTGAGGAAATGGCAAAGACCGTTTTAGAGCTCGGTAAACAAGGCGCGTCCCAAAAGTCTATGTACGCAGCTATTGGTATTAGCCGCGCCACAGCAGCTAAATGGAAAAAAGAAGATCCATTGTTTGCAGAAACTATGGATATGGCAACAGTATATGGCCAGTCTTACTGGGAGATGATGCTCCTAGCCAACGTAGACAACAAAGCATTTAACTCCAGGATCGCAGAAATTGCGCTCCGAGGACAATACCCCGATGACTACAAAGACAATCGCGAGATCAAAGCAGATATTAAGCAAGAAATTGCGGTAGATTTTAATGGTGAAATAGCAAAATTGATTGCCGCCCTTAAAGAATAAGTTTTTATTTTTTCAGTTTTATACAAAAAAGCCACCTAAAAGGTGGCTTTTTGCGTATTAGTAAATATACAACTAACCAGACTAAAAAGGCTAAAATGACAGCACATGCCCTCCTCAGCGCATCAGGATCCAAACGATGGCTTTCCTGCACACCTAGCGCTAGGCTAGAAGCAACAATCCCAGAACAAAAACGTGGTGCCGGTGGAATAGACTTTTCTGCAGAAGGTACACTGGCGCACTCATTATCTGAGATTCGTCTGCGTTTACAATACGGCCAAATAGGACATGACGAATATGAAAGAGAATATGAAATCATCAAGACGCACCCAATCTACCAAAACTACACACCCGATGAACGAGACGATTTCGAGGCTAACGTCGACAACTACGTTTTATACGTTCGCTCTCAGATCGGTGAAGGGGATACACCTCTATTTGAGCAACGTGTGGACTTTAGTGATTACGTCCCTGATGGTTTTGGTACAGCCGATGTGGTTATACTTTCTAAGCATTCCATTCGAGTCATCGACCTTAAGTTTGGAAAAGGAGTCCCCGTCTACGCAGTGGACAACCCCCAATTACGATTGTACGCTCTCGGAGCATATAGCAAATTTAAGGACGAGTATCCAGAAATTAGGGAAGTCACGTACACAATCCACCAGCCTCGCTTGGACAGCATATCATCTGATGGGACATCCATCGCTAAGCTCGTTGATTGGGGCAACTATTTCGTCAAACCAAAAGCGAAAAAAGCATGGAGCGGCGCAGGAGAATTCCTCCCAGGAGAGTGGTGCCAGTTCTGCAAAGCAAAAGCGCAATGCCGAGCGCGTAGTGACTTCAATACAGAGCTCGCTCGCCAGGAGTTCAAAGCGCCAGCGTTACTAGACAATGATGAGTTTAGTCTAGTACTCTCCAAAGCGCAGCAGTTACGCACATGGGTAAACGACGTAGAAGAGTATGCACTAACCAGGGCAATTAATGAGAACATTGTGCCACCCGGTTACAAGCTGGGCACCACAAAAACCCATCGTAAGATCTCTGACACGGCCTTAGCGGCCACCGTTTTGGTCGAGAAGGGTATGGACCCACAAATCATTTGGGAGGCTCCAAAGCTCAAATCGATCGCCACGTTGGAAAAGCTAGGACCAAAGGTGCAAGTAGCTGCATGGCTGGGTAATTTGATCCAGCGCCCAGACGGCGAGCCAAAGCTAATCAAGGCAAAAGAAGACGCCACGGAGGACTTTAAATGAACACCTGGCTAATGGGATTTATTGCAATCGTATACTTCATCGTTGCCGTAAACTTTTTTAGAAACAACGAGATAGGCTTTGGCCTGTCTTTTATTGGTTATGTAATAGGAAACATTGGATTGATATTGGCCGCATTAAAAATATAATAAGGAGTCAGTATGCAGGTAGCGTGCTATGGTTCAGAATTTGACATTCCGGACCTTTTAATAGATACATACATTAAAGATTTTAACGCACTGCCAGGGAGTGGATACCGAGAAGGGGTTTGTCAAATACGCGAATCCATCGAGGAGATACTTGATATTATTGCCGAAGAGCCGGATCTGCTACATGAAAAGGATTACCATCACGACTTCATTAAGGCACTGGCAATGAAGCAAGCATTAGGTGAATTGGGCATTTTGTACGACGCCTAAGTATTTCACAATGTGAAATAGTAAAACAGCAGATTTGCGTATTAGTAACAACAGTAAAAGGTTAGACAGACTGGCACCTACTGAAGACCAGTCTTAATGTTAAAAAGGATTTAATCATCATGGCAACAAAATCAATCAAAACCAAGTTTGTAACTGGTAAAGTACGTTTCTCCTACGCCAATGTGTTCCAGCCAGCTGAGACACCAAACGGCACATTAAAGTACTCTGTTTCTATCCTGATCCCAAAATCAGATACAGATACTGTCAATCGTTTTAAGAAGGCCTTTGAAGATACCAAGACAGCTAACGCAGCTGTATGGGGTGGCTCTATTCCTAAGCTCCTTAAAGGCGGCTTACGTGACGGTG